CATAGCGAAATTGCAGCTTATTATCAGATCAATCCTGATAAAGCGAATCATTATGAGTATGATTTTTTCAAGAAGGAATTGGTTAAAGACAGAATCAATCTCAAAGATGATTTTGAAACTGTATTAATACAATGCAAAAAGCTTAAAGTTTCAACCATTGCACCTCTAAATATTAAAAAAATAATAAATCCTTTCGAAATAAGGAGATATAAAATCGGACTTAAAGAGGCGATTAAGCTATTAAAAAAGTGGGCTTCGGTCGGGCCTTCGGTCTGGGCTTCGGTCAGGGCTTCGGTCAGGGATTCGGTCGGGCCTTCGGTCGGGGCTTCGGTCAGGGATTCGGTCGGGGCTTCGGTCTGGGATTTGGTCGGGGTTTTGGTCAGGGATTCGGTCTGGGCTTATATTTCTTCTTTTTTCAATATTTCTTATAAATACGATTTTTCCCCTTGCGTTCAATTATGGGAATCTGGTTATGTTCCATCATTTGATGGCACTGTTTGGCGGCTGCATGGGCACAAAGGGAAGGTAGTGTATAAATACAAACCGAGAGCTAAAAAGAAATAAAAAAAGGATGGTATATATGCCGACAAAACAGAAAACATTACAGGCGATAGACGATTCTATTCAGAATTGGGAGAAGAGGAGGGCTTGCGTAAAGAATAAAATTGAAAATGGCTATGGCAATAGCCGTATTTTCATCTATGAGATGGAAAAGATTATTGGCAAGGATTGGTATTCATGTGATTTTAAATTGTGTGCACTATTCCATTATGATAATAATTCCAAATGTATTGATTGTCCCTTAGCAAAGATAGGTGAGAGCTGCGAAGAAGAAGGGAGTGTGTGGTGTCTTACAGAAGATAGCGAATCATATATCGAATGGTTTACCGCATCAGATAAAATGATGGACGCACTTAATCGGGCCAGGCAGTGGGTTATTGATAATGTTGATGATACTGGTAAAGCTAATGATAAATAAACAGCGAACCTTAAGGAGTAATAGGTGGAGACAAATAAATGATCTATATTTTAAAATATGATAAAGAAGAAAAGTTGTCTTATTTTTTCTGTAGTAATTCTATACAGTTTAATAATACAGTTATGAGATTAAAAATCACAGAAGCTGCAATAAAAAAAATAAACGGCCTTGCTGTTGCAAAGATTGACTATGATACATATAAACAACTGCTTGGCGAAAACAATATAGTATTATGCAAAGAAGAGCAATTTAAAGAATTTCAGGCTAAATTTGTATATCGATTAAGCGAATAACGCCGTTGGCGTTTAAATATCTTACACTATTTTTAACCTTTAAAAACTCTTTGTATAAAGAGTTAACTTAAAAAAAGGAGGATTCCTATCGAGTAAGATAGGCATTAATTATTTGGTTGCTTTGCCGGAGGGATACCACACCTCCGGCATTTTATTTATGATAAATTATAAATATATGTCATACTGGTTTTAGGCGTTACCTGTTGTATATTCTGTTGATTGACTGGTTTATAGAACCACCACCACATGAGAAATGCAATTAGTGCAGTAAATAATGGAGACAGAATTGCTATAGCTATAGTAAGTGTTGTTCTTGCTTTCGCGTCGGCTAACCCTTTCAAGTCTGCAAGTTTATCAATAATGATCTTGATATCTTTTTTAAGTTCAATGACGACTTCTTTATATTTTTTCAAATCTTGAATTTCGCTATCTGCCGTTTTATTTTTTTCTTCAAGCATTATAATTCTGTTTTCAAGTGCGTTTATTTCTTTTCTATTCTGATCGACTCTGTCGATTATTTTCTCAATTTCTGTTTTCTCTCCCATCTTTACCACCTTTAAATATTAAAAAGTTAAATACACTGTAAGCGCCGATATAGAATAAAAATACATTAAACAAAAGAAATATGTTATAATTGTTTATGATGAATTTAACAAAAATAGCAACTACATTTAGAATAAGGAGGAAATACACAAATGTGCTATTTGGGAAGGCATAAATAGAAAAAATAATAAACAGGATGCCAGCTACATTCCCTGCATCCCCATAATAAGAAAGGGTTAGCGATGTTAATCCGTATAATAAGCCTAGGCCGAAATCCGATCCTGCTATTGTTGAATAAATAGCTATAATCAATAATGTTAAAAATACTGAACAGTTTATTACTAATATCGTAATAGTATGATTAACAAAAAAATATATTACTAAATTAATGATCAAAAAAACACTTAAGAAAAAGATATTTGTTATATTTATCCAAATCCTGGAATGTTGATCAATTCTAACCATTCCAGAATTCGGCTGGTGATGCAATAAGTTCTTTTTCTTCATCTGTGAGTTCATAGCCGGTTAGTTCTTCTTCTAAATCTTCGATATACCCCTGGCAATCTATCCCGTGTGCATCGCGGTAATGCCTGGTAATAAGTACCTTTGCAATTGTGATAGCTTTTTTATATTGTAATGATTCTTTGATCTTTTCTATATTTTCTTCACCGATTAAAGGGATTGCAAATTCAGCTCTTTTATTAAGTGGAACAGAATGCGGCAGAAAATTATAATCTTCAATTTCTTTTCTGAATATCAATACAGCTATTTCTCCATTTGTATAGGGAAAAGACAACCCAAGCGAATAAGGAATTTGTTTTAACCATGATAACAATATATTAGTTTTGCTATTTGTTAATGTACTTGTCATTATATACCTCCGAATAATATACTTTATTAAGTATAATTAAATTATAAAGCAATAATATATTATATATTATATGAAAAATTAGGTCAAGTGTTTTAAGCAAAATTTATAAATATTTTAGTTTGTTTAGGATTTAATATAAATCTTAAAATCCTTTTAATAGGGCTTTTAAGATTCTTACAAATCTTTATAATGTCTTTTTTAAGCTTATAAGATTTCTTATAAGGTTAATATGAATCCTTATAAGAAATAAAAGGACAAATTAAGCGATTTAAGCATTCCTGAAAACAGAATATAAAATCAATTTATTTGAAAAAATGTATTTACATAAATTACTAAATATGCTATTATCAAATTGACTATAAAAATACAGAGGATTGGGTTTTGTTATCCCCTTCTTTTCCTCTGGAGACCCTGCTAGTCACAGGGTGGGGATAACAAAACCCTTTTTTATTATTATGAATTTTAAAATCATATCTTTTTTGAAAATTAATTATAAAGGATGGTCAAATGTCAGACAATAAGAAATACTATTATCTAAAACTTAAGGACGATTTCTTCAACCAGGAAGAAATAAAACTAATAGAAAGCCAGCCAAATGGGATAATTTATTCAAACATTTATTTAAAATTATGTTTATTATCTTTGAAAAATAAAGGCGAGTTAAGATATAAACAGTTTATCCCTTATGATGAAGCTATGCTGTCTACTTTATGTAATGTTGATATTGATCATATCAGATGTGCACTTGTTGTTTTCCTTAAAATGGAGCTTATCGATAAATTAGATGATGGCACAATTTTTATACTTGAAATTCAATCTCTAATCGGTAAGTCTTCAAGTGAAGCAGAGAGAAAAGCCGATTATAGAGAACGAATTAAAAGCAAAAAAGAAGAAATAGAAATAATAGCTACAGGAAATGGGACATTGTCCCAAAAGTCCCAAGACAGTTTAACGACAATGACCCCTATAACTAAGACTCTAGAATTTAGAAATAAAAATAAAGAGAGAGAGAGAGAGAGTATACTAGGAGATATAAGGAATCCACTAGAAAATAACATTGATAATCCTATTCCCTCTACCTTCATCACTAATACACATAAATTTAATACCAATAATGCTAAAATTTACTCTGAAATCCGTGATGCATGGAATAGTATTACCGGACAACAAATATATGAAATACCATACACTGCTCTATGCTGTATTAGGAATGCTATAGCAAAAGGGGTAACGCCAGATCAATTTAAAGCTGTCATACAAAATAAATATGATGAATGGAGAAATGACCCTAAAATGCGATCTCAAATAATGCTCCATGTAATTCTAAATGGTAGTCGATTTGATTGTTATCTTAATGCGTGTAAAACAACAAAACTTGAATCCATAGAAGATCGGCTGAAGAGAATACGGGAGCAAGATAATGGAACTTTCTGAAGATCAATTTTTTCAGGAAATAGAAAAAGAATATGGTAAGTATCTCAATGAGTACAACTTAATCAATGCACTGAAATATATAAATAAATTTATTAGGAAAGACAGATTGAATGATGTATTAACTTTTGTTAAGTTATATTATGTATCAAGTAATTCTACACCTCCTAAGATGTCAGATATAGAACAATCAATAAAAACAGCTTTGCGAGAAAACAAAGGGGGTAGCCCTTACATTAAGGATTATTTGCCAAATCGATACAATCCTGATGAATTCAAGCATAGCAATGAATATGTATCAAAAGATGAAGCCGCGCAAAATATGCGTATAATATTAGACATGCTAAAAGAAAAAAAAATAATTAAAAAAAAGCTTGACAATAAACTATAAATATGTTATTATATTATTTAGGTTACTTTATATCTCTAATATTATCAGCATATTATTCCTTGTGTATAAAAAGGGAATAATGAAGGAGGCGAGACAATCGATAATCCAATTGACTACTAGCACCATGACAGGTTAGTATCGCTTGTTATGGGCAGCATTTAGTAAAGATACATTCGGTGGTAATTTTTTTGACGGAACTCGCCCGTTGGGCGGGATTAAAGTTTAAGAAGATTGACAAATTTGAGAAAAATTGTGCAGCCTATTTAAGCCTCATAGTAGGCTGCACATAAATATAAGAGGTTATGGATGCGAAAGATTTTAGGAACAAAAGATCAATATTATGAGCAAACAAAAAATGCACAGGTAAGCTTAATAAAAATGTATACAGGGCAAATTCGTAGTATAGCTTGTGGCCCAACATGCGCTGCAATGGCATTAGATATTTGCTGTTATGATATGTCAGTATTTACGCCAGGGGAACAGCCCGAAGACTCTTTACTTATGATCTTTCATAATCCAGCCCACCTTCAGAAATTCAAAAAAACCAGGGATTTGGATTATAACAAATATCCGCCAAATGAAATACCACAACTTTATCCCACAGTTATGGAAATAATATACAAAGAATCAGTTTGTGAATTTTCGTTCGGTCTCTCTTATGAAGAAATACGTCAGACTATCTGCAATGATTCACCTGTACAAATTGTTGGGAAGTTTCCAGCAGGTGGCCATTATGTTCTAGTCGTTGGCTTTGATGATAAGGATAAAACGTTAATATATAATGACCCGTATGCCTTGCAATGGCCAGATCATAATGGATATAACAGAATAATGGATCAGAAATTTTTCAATAAAAATATACAGAAACATAAAATAATTTATTATCCACAGTGATAATAAAATAATAAATTATATTGCAAGGGGGAATATATGAAGATACTAACAGATAAACTTAAGAAAGAATGGCTTAATTATCTTACTAATACACTCAACATTTATAAGAGCCAGTATCTTGATGATTTTACCGTTGTAACTGATTATAAATATACAGAAATTAGTAAATTATTAAAAATGGGTTTGGTCGTGAAATTTGAATTAAAAAATCAACAGGAGAAAAAAGGGTAATGGTGAAAGTAAATGGATAATAAAATAACACATAAAAATATAGTTGCATTACTTACACCGGAGTTTATAAATTTCTGGTGTCAATATACTTTTTTTGATCTTAAGGATAATCAAGATAATGTATCGATTTTAATGACTGGTATTAAAAAGATAAACAGAGGCGAAATGCCTCTAATGACTTTTAACTGGTTGTTTGAATCTTTTATTAATCAGGCAAGGGATGGTTGGAATAGAAAAGCTTTAAATAATTTGTATAAGTGGAGAATTGTGGAAGAGGCGGATCGGATATTGCTATTCGATAAAGATTTAAATAAGAAGTATGCTGATAGATATTTGGCTTTTTGTTTTTCTGATTTTCCTAATCAACCACTTTGTTATTTCCGAAAAGAGATTCAAGCACTTATATGCGCTTTGTACATATTAAAGCAAAGGATGGAATAGATGAAAATTATAATTAAATCAGAAGAGAAAAGAATCATTAAGGTAGAATTGTGGGAAATAAAAAAAATTCTTATAGATTATCTAATAAAGAATAATATCATTGGTTGCGATGATATTGCTGAAGAGCCTTATGTTGTATATGAAACGCTGCCAGATAGTGATAATAAATTTATGATTGGGATAAATATTCCAATTATGTTAAAAGCTCATATCACAAAAGAAGAGAGATCACTTATAAAGGAGTAATAAAAAATGCAGAGCGAATTATCATTACTTGAAAAGATAAATAAATTTGTTGATTATCTCAGAGGTGAAGAAATTCCAGATGGTTGTCTAATTGAATCACCAAAGTTATCACAAGAGCAAGCAGAAAATATCGTATATATGATGCAAATGTTTTTAGAGGTTATTCCAGATAGTTATGATGTTTGTGCTAATTGTGGGTGTGTATATGATTCTTATGAACAAGGGAATTATCACTATTGCGAAGAATGCGATAATAAGTATTGCGAAGAATATTACAAGGCAGATTGCGATGATAAGGCGGCGTTAAATTGCAAGAGTTTTTGCTGTGATGAATGTGAGTTAGAATTTTTATGGAAAAGAAGAGAGGCAGCAATGAAAGCAAAGGAAATACAGGAAATTAAAATTAGGTATTGCTTAAAAAATAAACATACTGATCAATTACATTTCAAATGGTATCATATTTCAGAAATTAAAAAAGGATTAGATAAATTATTTGATTTAGAAAACTATGATATTATTGCCCGTGATTTATTCACTGGTAAACAAATAAAAAATAAAGATGCTTATGTATGTGATATTATAAAATCTAAAATAGGGGTAGTTGGAATTGTTTACAATCCTGATTTAATGAGATTTGAAGCATCTACTATATATGGAAGAATGGCTTTGCATACTTATTTAGAGGATAATCCCGATTCTGAAATCATCGGCAATAAACATCAAAGCCAGGAATTATTAGAGGCATAACATGGAAAAGAAATCTTGTTTGAACTGCTCCTTTTGCGCAAAGGGTGTATGTCCGACATACAAGGATTTATGTGAGATCGCTGCAAGGAATTGCCGAGGTTATGTGGCTGAAGTTCCAGTTGATTATTGGCGTGATGCTCCGGAATGGGCTGAGTGGTTAGCGATGGACAGTGACGGTAAATGGTTTTATTTTACTGATAAGCCAGGATTAAGAATAAATCGCGGCATTTGGTTACGGTTATACGGTGAGGCAGATGTAGCTAATGGCATACCACCATATAACGATTGGAAAACCAGTCTACAACACAGACCGGAAGGCGCACAGAATGATCTATAAAGTTTTCTGCGCACATTGTGGGGCGTTGGTACATTTTTCGTATTATAAATTAAGTTTTTATATCGATACACGGGATGGCTATATTGATTGTTGGTTTTGCGGAAGGCATATAATGTCCAGCGATAGGTTGCTTTTTTATAGAGAGGCTGAACAATGACAAAACTTAATTCGGCCATGATTAAACATGCTCTATATTGGAGATATAGAATCAAGCTGCAATATCATTATTGTACGGATGAAGTGAACTGTGCGGACTTTCTTTTTATCACAAAATCAGGATATATCGGGGAGATAGAAATCAAAGTATCTATCCAAGACTTGAAGGCAGATTTTAAGAAATCAAAACATGATTTTATCAAAAGAGACGTGAATATAAACAGGCATTACTTTTATTTTGCATTACCAGATTATTTAGTAGAAAAAGCCACTCCCATCATAGAGGCTGTAAATCACAAGTACGGTATTATTTCAGTTAACAGTAAACATTTATTCAAAGTACAAACAGTGAAAAAAGCAAAATTATTAAGGCCGTTAGACGGGACTTTTTATGATAAAGTCAAAGAAAGCATTGTCATGCGGTTAACCTCAAGGATTGCCGGTGAAGCAAGGGAATTCATGATTGCACATATGAATTTAGCGAAAGAGGCAAGAGATGAAAGGATCGGTTAAAAAATATGATAGGAGGTATGTTTTATGAAAGTAGACTTTGATAAATTAAGAATCAGTTTGGCTAAACAATACAATAGGTTGTTTATGTTAAGTAAAAAAATAAACGATATCGATTTATTAAATGAAATTACAATTGTGCTTGATTTTATGCATGACTCTATAGCTATTCTTTTATGCTGTGAATCCGATAATGAAAAAATAAATGCAATAGATTTTGAATTATTGCCAAGAGATGAAGAAGAGGACTAAACCATGAAAGTAAAAATCAGCTTTGAAATAGATTATAATTTACCTGAAAAAACATCAAGAGAAATAAAAAATGTTTTTATGGAAAATATAAAAGTATTTTACGAAAATAATTTACCAATTGCAAAACCTTCACCGACTGGCTTACCGCATCGGATCGAATGATGGATGCGCTTAATAGAGCCAAGCAGTGGGTGATGGAAAACTTAAATGATGGAGGAGAAAATCATGAGTAAAACTAACAAAGGCTTATACGACATAGAATCTGCAAGCATTATCTGGGGTGGTCGTGATATTGCCGAAAGCGAAATAGCCGCGGGCAGGAGGGGGATATTTGATAAAGTACCCACAAAAAAATCAGAGAGACATATGCCTGTCAATATCACGATTAAAGAACTACTCGACAAAATGGCCCCTATCATCGTAACGATCATTGACACAGACAAACGTCAGCGGCTGGAAAGTTTGTTGAAGCGTTGCCAGCTTGCACTTGAGTCGATTATCATTGTTCCTCCTATCGGGATAATCCCTGCTTTTCAGTTGCCCTCGGTTGAAGCCCCTAAACCGCAGAAAACAGCAAAGCGCGTGGGGAATCCATACAAGCCCGGCGATTATGTGAGGGTGACTGGGTTTAAGTATACTCATAAGAATAGGGCTGGATTGATGGATTACTTGATAAATAGGGTTATAAAAGTTGATGAACCGCCTGGGCCTATGCGGCGCAAGTATATTCAGGTCGATAGTCCTGGATGGGTTATCAATATCAAAGACATAATCCCCGCAACCCGTGCAGAATACGAAGCCCAGGAAGCCGCAGAGCAGCAGACTGCAGAGCAGCCGTATCAATTCAGGATTGGTGATATTGTTGACGTGAGAGACGATGTGCCAGAATGGTTAAAGGCGGAATGGGGTAGCATTTTTTATGATTATAATGGTGACGAGGCACCGAGGGAAGCAATAAAAATAATAGATATTGGTGACGGAATAATGCAATCGGATAAATATTGGCGGTATCCATTAGCAGCCCTTAAACTACACACCGACACACCCGAAATGATCGACATAGTACCTGCATCCAGTCAATCGGATGAACAACTCAAACAATCGGGGGATTATTTGCCGCCCGATACAGTTGTTGATGATTGGATAAGGGAAGACCCAGAGCACGCATAATCAAAACCCTGAATTATTGGAGGCGTAAATGATAACTGTTTGCCCTTATTGTGGAAGCACCGATGGATATTATGAAAAAATAATACAAAGATATGCGCAGTTTTATACATTCGATAATTTGCCAGACTGTGCAAGCGAGTTTGTGCCTGTTCGAGGCGGAGACAGGAAATATTGCACAAGCTGCAACAAAGATATAACCAAAGCTTTAAAGGGAGGGGATAAAGATGAAAGCATTGTCAATTAAGCAGCCCTGGGCTTATCTTGCAGGTTCATTAAATTTTTGGGACTACCGACGTCTAAACCCTGAATTATTGGAGGCGTAAATGAACGTAAAAAAAGAAGTGTATGACAAAATTATTAAGTCGTTATCCAATGAATTAAAAGCGTGTAAATACAAAATAGCACAAAACAAATACGAATTCAAAAAGTTAACTGAGCAGCAGACTATCTTAAAAAGGGAATGCGCAGAGCTTACAATAATGTTAAAAGGGTTAACAGACAAAAGGGAGGCTAAATCATAAAAATTAAAAGATTTCAAGGGGCAGGAGGCAATAAATGCAAATAGATAAACAAAATCCCGTTGACCCGTGGCTATATCCCGGGTGTCCGTGTTGGTGCTGGAATAACGGACAAGATAATAAAGACATAATGTTATTTGAAAAGATATCTGGCATTGGAGAAAATATATTTTATACAACACAAAACAAGGGTGTTTATATGTTCGACCATTACCGTCCAATCGGCACCCCGTGGGATTTTGCACCAGATACCGCAAGGGTTATCGACATTAACAGTGAGGGTGTCTGCTCTTTTCAGGAGACGGAGGAGGACGGATCATACATTGTTGATAAATGGCTACAGCTGCCCTATTTAATCCTCTGGAGAGAATGCCCAGAGCATTTAAAGGGCAGAATCTTGCCACGCCCTGAATGGGCAGGAGGGAATAATTAAATGAGCAAGAAAAATAAGCTGTCAATTGAAAAATGTATTATTCTTCAGGAAGCTAGAGAATATTGTGACAAAGAGGATAAAAGTACAGAATTCATGTTGCAATACATGGCAGATAAAGCAGGGATAACAATTGACAAGGTGATTGACTGGTTACGGGATGATTAAGATAAAACAGAGGGCAGGAGGAAATTAATAATGCTGATAAAATATAAAAGGCGTTCAGGCAGTATAACCATAGAGACGCCATGCCCTTTTATTAACGATGGTACGAGAGTAGGCTCTATCGCATGTGGAGAATGCCGGTATCATGTATGGGAATCGCCACTTTTAAAGTTGGTTTGGTGTAGGAGAAAGAGAAGCAAGTCATGACAGAAACTGAATACTTGGAATTTAAGATTAAATCATTACAAAAGAATAAAAGAGGCTCACTTTCTGCCGCCGAAAATAAATTGATACATACTTTTTTACAACGGATATCCCGCTTCGGCAAATTAACAAAAACACAGGAAGAAAAACTTGAGCACATTGATGCCAGGCATTCAGTTGAAATTGAAATACCCGATGAATTGATTTATACAGGCGCCTTGCATGAGGCATATTATGGCTATCCGTGCTTTGAATGCAAAATCAAAGACAATACGGACAAATTCCGATTTGTCATCGGGTTGTCATATGAAAAACCGCATGGATCAATCAAGACTTGTAGCCCCGATGAGTTAGCGGCTATTGTTTATAGGTGTCCTGCGTGTGGGCGAATTTACTGGCTACATTGCTGCCAGGCTGATATCCGCGCATACCAGAGATATAGGGCGGAGAAGGAAGAGGAGAGGAGTAAAAGAGAAGTGAAACAACAGGGTTGCTACAAGAGACAGGAAGAAGTAAAAATGTGACAAAATACAGACCACGGGAAATGACACAGGATGAAATGAAAGCATTCCAAAAAAGCCGGAATAGCCTTTTTAGACTTGTGACAAATCAAAACAAAATTGATGGAAAGGAGGCACGGATAAACCATGAACACACAACAGCTAATTAACGATTGCCACGAGCAGGCAGTAAAAAGCGGGTTTTATGATTGCCCGGAATGTAGAAATGAGATTGATCCACTATGTAGCGAGCCAGAATGTGGGGGTTGTAATAAATGTAAAAAAGGGTGCACTCTCTGTAATGGTACCGGTATCAATCATAACCGAGATATCTGGGAATTGCTCATGTTGATAGTTACCGAATTAAGCGAGGCGGTAGAAGCACACAGAAAGAATGATTTTTTAAATCGTTATTTTATTGATAACGGAAATGAATATTTGAAAAAATATATTTTAAATCCTATTCCTAATAAAAAAGGTTTTGAAAATACAATTAAAGATACTTTCGAGGATGAAATCGCAGACGTTTTTATCAGGTTGTTTGATTTATGCGGATATATAGGGATTAAGGAATTATTGTACAATTCAGATCATGGTATAATATTCTACAAAACAATTGCAGGTACATTATATAATATTTCGCGCACTCTCCCTAATCCTGAAGCAAATTCCGGAATAGCTAAAAATTGTTTTAATACGTTTTATTCTTGCATGATAGACTTTTCGGTCTTTTATAAGATCGATATCGAAAACCACATTGCTGCAAAAATGGCATACAACAAAACAAGAGAGCATAAGCACGGGAAGAGGTATTGATGGAAAAGAAATATAAAGTATCCTTTCAAAAAAAAATAATTTGTCCATACTGCAAGCATGTGCATAAAACAGATCGGATAATGCCGGGCAAGGGCTACGGGACGTGTCAAAAATGTAAAAATGAATTTACAATATCGGTAATTGTTAAAACCATCACAGGTACACAATTTTTGGATATTTAGAAAGGAGGATTGAATGGAATATCAAAAGGTAATTGATCTTATAACGCCTGATTTTCTAAAGTTTTGTTGTGATAATAGCTTTGATTATGAGGCAGGGCTGTCATGTCACAGTAGACTTTATATTTGTTTTAAGGGTGAGTCAATCTGTCTATTAGATTATATACCAACCATGATCAAGTTAGGTCGTTTTTGTGAAATTCCTATGTATAAGTTTTTACATTTTCAATCTCTTTTACATCAAGCAATGGATGGATTGAATAGAAAGATTAAAGACACTTTTATTTTTATAGATTATACTTACGTTCCATCTTTTTGTGTAAATGAAATGGTTTTTTCAGCATGTTATTTTCCAGCTGAAATTCTTGACAGAACGATAACACCTTTTTTATGTAACGATTTTGAATCTGACCAGCTCCTCCGTCCTGAACTTCAAGTTCTTATCTGTGCACTAAAAACTGTGATGGAATGGAGCAAAAGGAGTAGCAATGCGTAATATGTCATTTTCTCATACTGTGAATCAAATCAAGGCCAGCGCTAAAACCGAAACAACACGCGCAGGCTGGGGATTTCTTAAGCCCGGCGATAGGGCCATGGCAGTAGAAAAAGCAATGGGCCTAAAGAAAGGCGAAAAGATCAAGAAAATCAGACCTATTGAGATTGTAAAGGTCGAAGCGATAACAGCAAGACCACATAATTATACCCAACAAAACGTTAATAGAGAGGGATTCCCGGAATATACGCCGCATCAATTCGTTGTTAATGTTTTATTTCATAAATGTAAGCTACGGCATGGCCAACCTGTCAACCGTATAACGTTTAAATATATAGAGGAGTGATGGAGAGAATGAAAATTCCATCTAATCTTTTATATACAGGGAATTTGTACCCTGCTCATTATGGTTATCCATGTTTTGATTGTCACCCTAAAAACTATATGGATGAATTTAAATTTGTTATTGGTTTTTCTTATAATCCACCGCGCGGGTCAATAAGGGAAAGTTTTACTGATACACATTTTGCGATTGTTTATCGCTGCCCGATGTGCGGGAGAATTTTCTGGCTACATTGTGGTAAGGATATTATTGTGGAATACATGAAATACAAAAAGAAAAAAGGCAAGGAGGAGTAAATGAAGGTTAAAACTCGTGAAGAATTCAATCAAAAATATAATTATTCAAAATGCAAGGATAAGGAATTAAATGTATTACTGCGTTGTTCACATTGCAAGTATTGTGTAGATTTTGAAGAAGAGCTTCCAATAGGTTTTTGTAGCCGCATGGATGGGATGTTTATTCGTGATTGTACAATTTATTTAAATCATTTTTGCAAGTTATGGAGGCAAAAACATGACATATGACAATGTGGTAAAACTGATAACACCTGAATTTATCGGAGAATGCTGCAAGCTGTCAAAGGCTTTCAAAAAACATAAAACACATTCCGAGTATGAGCAGATTGCAGAGATCACCCGAGAGATTGCTACGGCAAAATCGAAAAAGCAAAAGTATAGTATAAAGAATTTCGAGTCCCTGCTGTTTGAGGCTTGGATTGGCTGGAATCGGGTGCATAAAGAATCTGGCTTGATTATTGATCTTAATTATGATAGTTGTATGTCATTTGACAATAATGGGTCTTCAAATGTTTCTGTATTTTATTACTCAGGATTAATCCCTAAAAGGCCACTTTCGCCTGAAATCCAGGCTCTTGTGTGCGTGTTGTCTAATGCAATTAAAAGGGGGTAATAAATGAAATATCTTGGGATTGTCGGGAGCAATAATCTTAATATGGGGCCAGAATTCTGGAAATGGGTTATAAAGAAAGCTGGTAAATTCCGATTTATGCGAGAAGAGGGATTAAATCCTAGTGGAGAGGTAAATGATTGCTCAGCGACGATAAGGTTTGGAATGCAAACTATAGAATTTTTATGCAATTATGAAAGTTGTGTTCTTACCGTAGCGCTTGTTCAAACAGCAATAGACAAAATCAATAAAGAAGGAATTTATTTTTTAAGGGAGGATGCGTTAGGACAGGATGATTTGGGTGTGATTGTATCTAAGAAAATTACCCTAGCCAATTTGTATGATAGTAAAAGTAAATTAGGAAAATTCAGTCACTACCCTTCGGCACTAAAAACACGTGTAGAGGCGTTAGCGTGGATATGGGAGAAAGAAAAAAGGCAAGGAGGAGTAAATGAAAATTCTTAACCTATACTGTGGAGTCGGCGGCAATCGTAAATTATGGGGCAATGATCACGACATAACGGCCATAGAAGCCGATCCGCTCATTGCGCAGATATATATTGATGATCTTACTTTATTATGATATATTGAAATAATGAAAAGTAACAAATCTAGGCTTCAATCAATATTGAAATTTTCAATTTTATCTGTTTTGTTTATTATGATTTATGTGTCTATAATTTTTATACTAAATCCAGATGTTATAGAATTAAAAGATATTTTCATAACAGGAATCACACTTATTGGCAGTATGACAATAGCATTGATAGGTAGATATGGAATAAGAGAAGCGGTACTAAGTGGTAAAGCAGAAAGTAAAGATGTTTCTGACATAATTGCTAAAGGACTTAATGAAAAATAAAATATATACTTTATTAAATAGCGATATTTAGAACAATGTATCTTTTATATCTTCAATTTTAGATTGTAATACCCCTACCATGTATGCATATTTTGCAATTATGTTCTCTTTGCCGCTATGAGTTTCGGCTATTTTTTCTATTTCTGTGATATCGATCTTGTCATAATCTTTATGTTTAATAGCTGACTCGAATTCAAGTAAGATGATTGCAATTTCTTCGGGATTATCTATATTATTTCTGATTTTGTTTATAAGCTGTTTAATTTTCATTTTATACCTCCTATTTATTTTATAGCTTCCATCTTTCATCGATTAACTTTAAAATTTTTTTATCTACTTCTTTGATTCCCTCCATCGCTTCCTTCATCTGCTCAAGCCCGGCTTTTGCTATGCCGATTTCGGCTTGTGCTCCTGCGATGGCTGCGATAATTTCCTTAAATGCTTTCATGGTTTACTCCTCTCCGTAAATTTCTTCTTTTGTGAATTTGTTTTTTATCGCCTCAATTACTTCTTTTTCATTACATATATCTAATAATTCCATAGAAGAAAAATTTTTCTTGATCATATTTATCACGCTTTCATCATAAAAATCTGCGGTGATCCGCATACGGTCAAGGTCTCTACTTTTATAATAATCAGTAAATATCGCTTCGATGTTAAAATCATCTTCTTTGTAAATATCCAAAATGCCTTTCATGGTTTTCTCCTTATCAAAAAATCCGCCTACTATGTAGGCTAAACCCGCCCGCCGATTTGCACGACGTCTCCGGCTGCTCTTGTTATCAGCTGGCGGGTGAGTAATTATCCTTCAATTGTTATTTGCATAGACCCTTTCATTTTGTCTTGGTATGGCAACAGCAAATTATAAATATTTTGTGCAGTTTCCATATCCCCGCATACCATTACAAAAGGCAAGTCAAAGCAATGCCATTTACCCGGTTCAATTTTTTTTGAAACATCTTCTTGCCGTGATTCTTCCAACGTCCGCAAAGTCGTTTTATTAAACTCAACTGATAAATTTTCTGCTATTCTCTCGGGTGATAAATTACCTAACATTATACTCATGCCTCCATTCTCCTTCTGTGGTAGGTCACAGCCCTAAATATTCCCCGGCCAGGCTTTGGCACCTGACCGGGGGGGCCGTAGGAGCGGTTACGTATTCCGCTCCTACATTATTACTTCAAAACTCTTAACATCGACAATTTGCAATTTTGCATGTTTTGTAATACTAATATTTTTTGCAATTCCTATTATTTTTATTGTTTTCCCTTTAATTCTTTTTGCTTTTCCGTTGAGCACGGGGAGCCAATAGGATTTATTCCTATACCAGAATTTTTTCACTTCCGGGAAAAGCAAATCTACAGTTAACCAATTTTCAAGATTTTGTCTATATATTGCAGTTTCGTATATTGCGGCAAACAACAAATTTGTTTCAATCTTTATTGTTAATTCAACTGTAGAGCCAATTTCAAAAGTGGGAATATTTGCTATCTCTTTATAATATTCAATTTCTTTCTGTTTTTTTTCTTTTTCTTTTTCGGCTATGATAGGGAGATTGTATATAATTGTGCGTAACTGTTTATTTTGACAACTACCCATTAACCATTCAAAATAAGAGTAATCATTTTGAACAATAAAATTAAGTGTATTGCCCGCATATTTCCCAAAATCGATTATTGTGTTTCCGCCTAAATCAGTATACTTTTTAGGTATTTTAAAGGATTTACTTTCTCCTCTTAAAAACTCATCATAGTCTGTGGTGCCTGTTTTTTTAACAGCAGCCTCAAAATTGAAACTCAAATTCTGCTGGTAGTCATAATGTGTATACCCATTAAGATCATATACATCCCATAAAGTGTAATATTTATTTGCAAATCCTATTTTCAGCATGTCAAACGCCTCCTACAGCGTCCCGGAAAACCGGGTGATTTTAACCGGCGCTATGGCCGGTATTTAAAAACTATCACAAAAAGCGACAAACTCATTTTCCGGGAGTTTTTCTTGTAACACTTCAAGGGCAACCTGAAACGGGATATCGGCATCAGGCATATCATAAAGATTTCTTACGGCATTCTTTATTTCTTCAGCCGAAAATGTTGTAAGATTCTTTGAAAATCTGGCCTTTAAAACTTCTATTCTTTCCATCTTTTCCATGCTGCCCTCCTCGGCAAAATTGCTTTAATTGCAATCTCTATTATCAATATATACAATTGTATAATATAAGTCAAGTGTGTTTTAGAATATTTTTAATTATTTTCAATATTTTTATATAAAATTAGTTAACAAAACATAAGTAGTTATTGAATATATGCAATTGTATTGGTATCTTCTATTATATAAGCAGATTTCTTATAAAATTAGAAAAGTATTTTTATTTATTTTCATAAAACCACTTGACAATTATATTCGATTGTATTATTATTATATATAGTGAGAGTGCAGAAAGCACAAATAAGCTCACGGCCTGGGGAGGATAAGAAATGTCAGAAAAAGAAATCAATGCAATAATAGAGGCGATTGATAGAGCAAGTAAAAGGCCGAGTGAAACAAAATATGTGAGCGGCGGGGAAGAAATTATAAATAAAGATTGTAAATTCCAACATTTAGTTGGAGGGCTATCTAATATATTAAATATTGATTTAATAAAATATTGTTAATAATTTTATCCCTTGGGTGGCAATACGTAAGCCTCCCAGAGTTTAGCCCGGCTCATGCCGGGCAATTATTATAACGGAGGGAATATGGGAGCCTACAACAATGAAACAGCGCAGCAGGCTGCGCTGGAATATCTTAAAGATCAGATGCAGCAGGGGAAAATGAACGCAGCACAGGCCAATGTGGAAAAAGTGCGGTGGCTGCGTGTGGAACTTATCACGTGCAGCGTGCCCTGTGATGTGCGGAAAGCCTTGAATGCCGCTGTTAAAGAGGGCAAGCTCGGCCATATGAAAAAAGACGGAAGAAAGCCGGAATGCTATTTTCATCCGGATTTTGAGTACTTGGCAAAGCAGGAAAGGCATGAATATGAAATTAAGACTATAGAAGCCTTAAAGGCTATTTGTGTTTAATATATTATAAGAGGAAGCTAATATGGGAAATAAGGAAAATGCAAAGGCAATCGAAAATAAAATAATAAATCAATTTGATCAGTCTGGTGATGGGCAGTTAATTAAGCAACTTGGTGTTCCGGTCTGTGTGGATGATAAAAGCAGGGTTGTTGATTGTTCTAATTGTTGGAGAAAGTGCCCTTTTAATTGTAATCGCTGAAAAGTTTAGCCGGTATGATTTTTTTATATTAGCAAGGAGGATGAATGGAAACAGATGTTATTAGAAAGCCTACTAGGCAGTGGGCAAGAGAAAAAGGCTTGAATGAAATTACAGCATGTAGCTGGCTTAGATATCTGTCGATAAAAGATGAACAGAAAATTGGTACAGCTATTGCACTTACTGAACAAGAATTTGATTCTATGGTCACTGAAGCGAAAAAGCACAAGCGCGGTAGGCATAGAAAGGGGCAGAAATAATTATAAGCACCGTTAACTTATCGGTTAGAGTGTCTGCCTTATAAGCAGAGGGTAAATGGTTCAATTCCATTACGGTGCAAGTTAATAATAGGGAGGAAGATAAAATGGAAATAGAACAGATAGATTTTTATATTAATAAAGATCATATGGATAGTTCATTCCCACCAATATTTGTGGAAAAAAGTATAATAAATGAATTTGATGATTTAGACTCATGCTTTAGGTTTGCAAAAGAACGGTTAATAGTATTCCGCAAAGCATATTCTTTGCCGGATGCTGTTACTATGATACATTTTACAGAATAATTTATGGCGGTTTAGTGAAATGGTATCACGCAAGAATTTCAATCTTGCATAAAGGGTTCAATTCCCTTAACCGCTATTGTATCCCTGTAGTGCAATGTAGCACGACAGCCCTTGAAGCTGTTTATCAAGGTTCGAGTCCTTGCAGGGATGAATATTTTTTAGAAAAGGAGTTTTAAATGGACTTTTTTATTTTAATAATTTTATTTTTAATTTACATAACAAATTTTAAGACACCAACAACAGGACAATCGGATAAGATAATTCTCCTTTTAAAGGAAATTAAAGAATTATTAAAATCAAAGGAAATAAAATGAATGAAGGAATCAAAATTTTGTGGATTATTATCGGTGTTATTGTTTTTCTTGGGATTTTTTCTTCAATCGGATCATATATATGCGGATACTATTATGGATCAAAAACAATTTCTATTGTTGAAGATTCAGGAATCCAATCAATTATTGGCAGTCTTAGAAAACGAATTGAACAGCAAGCAGATATTATACAATCAGCTCTCTCTGAATCTGACAAAATCAGAGCAGACTATAAACTTGCAAGAGAGCGCCTTGATAATGCAAAAAAGACAATTGATAGTATTACAATTAAGAATAATGAACTTGCAAGCCTTAATCAGGCAGCAACAAAAGAAATCAGAGAGGCTAGAAAGTTACTTGAAACAATCGGAACAAGTAATATTACTTCAACTGCAATCATTATCGAACTTAAGCGAATTAACAAAGAAATTGCAGATTCAATTAACGGTGAGTAAAATTATTGTGATAAGTGAAGGGGTGTTACTTATTAGCGCGATAACTTGGGCAATAGTTGAGAGTTGTGATTAAATAAGGAGGTATAGATGTTACTTATTATTGTACAAATAATACTTATTATATTGGGGCTTTATTGTGTTTTTCTTTTTTTCCGAAATAATGCTGTTTTAAAATTTCGGTCATATGTATCTGATTTAATGTTTTTGTGTTTTAGAGAAGAGGCTATTATAACTCATATCAATATAACGGAAAAATTAAATTCTGGTGACTATTCTATTGATTTGCTTGAGAATCAATGGAAGACATATAGAGAGGGTTGTGATAATATAATAGAAGAATACGAATCAATTTCTTATATAAAAATGTTATTTTCTATTTTCAAGCCGTTAAAGATGTGTGCATGGTATTCCGCTGATTTTTGCAATAAATTGGAATCCGTAAATATTAAGGAGATAATAAAATGATAGATTTAAATAAAAAATATGCAGATGCTACTATAGGGGAAGTGTTATTTATGGAACTTATAATGAATGCTCCTTTAGTAATCCCCTCGTGTGGGTTTAATCCTGGCATATTACCAGAAGAGCCTAAAATCAGTGATGACTTATTATATAAGAGAAAACGGTCTTTAGAGAGTGTTGATTCAAGATTTTGGAATAGCCTTACTTCCGAAGAGCAAGGAGCAATAACGGAATATGATAAAGCCCTTGAAAAGTGGGAAAAAGATAGAGAAGCTGAAGAAATAGCACACTGGCCATTATTTTATGCTAAAAAAATAATGAGTGTTATAATGGCAAATAAAGATAATAAGGAGATTAAAGAATGACAACGGTAAAAAGTGAGTTATGGCATGAGCAAAGCACGGGGCTGTATTTTTCATCACAAGAGATACTTAATAAATATATGAAGGACAATAAAATACCTTTACCTTATATATATAAATCTGTAGCGGTTAAATATATAAAGGCAGAATACTCATATGAGCTAGAAGATGGGCAACTATTAACTAAGATCGGAAGGGGTGTACATGAGTTGCAAGACCAATAAATAATATCAATGACGGTTATCGAGCAGTCAATAATAGACCCGGTATAGACTCCTGCCGGGCTTTTTTTATTACTATTAAAAAAAATAATAAACTTACTTGACGCAATTTATAATTTAATGTATCATGTTTTTATGATAACAGATCAAGATTTTTTAAATTGGCTTGAAAATCAACCTAAAACTATTAAAATTAAATGCCGCGGTTCTGGAGTATTAAAGCTTGATGAATTCCAGGTTATCCAGGGGAATTTAAAATCCATTAAAGACAATAACCTGATCAAGCTTATAAAAAGTATCCTTACACTTGGCTTTATTGCTCCTATTTTTATTTGGAATAAGGAAATTCTTGACGGTACCCATAGGCTTAAGGCACTTTACTTCCTGGAAGGTAAAGGATTCAAAATTCCTGAAATCCCTACAGTCAATGTTATAGCTCAGAACAAAACAGAAGCTAAGAAAGAATTGCTTGCCATATCCTCTCATTACGCAGATTTTGAGATGGAAGAAGTATCAGAGTGGGTTATGCAAATCGGGGATGGGGTTGATGAGATAATCAGAATACAGGAATATGTGATAACAGATGAATCGGAAACAAAAGAAAGTAACGAAGAGAAAGAAGCGATTCCAAAATCAGGGCTGCCAACAAATTGCGTGATAATTGGTAGGTTAAAAGAAAATATTGAAGCTGGTATATTAGGAGAAGTTGTAAGCAAAATAGAAGACAAATTCAATTCTCTTGGCAGTTTTTTTGTATGGGTAAATAATAATTTATGAGACATGAAGAATATTCACAGCAACTTTTAACGCAGAGGCAGAATTTCGATTTGGAAGGAAAAATCCTTTTAAGCAATGCACGGATTTTTAAGTGGTATCAAGAGTGGAGCGGGAAAGTTTATGTTGCTTTCTCTGGTGGAAAAGATTCAACAGTGTTGTTGCATTTGGTTAGGCAACAATTTCCTGAAGTGCCTGGTGTGTTTATTGATACTGGATTAGAATATCCTGAAATTAGAGAATTTGTAAAAACAGTTGATAATGTTATAGTTATAAAGCCAGAAATGCAATTTAAAAAAGTTATAGAGAAATATGGATACCCTTTGATATCGAAAATACAAGCAGAGTATATCGAAGATCAAAGAAGCAAGACAACTATGAAGACAAAGCGATATAATGGGCTTCATTTAAGGAATGGGCAAAAGAAATATAAAATAAGCGAGAAATGGAAGTACTTGCTAAATGCACCATTTAAAATATCTGCAAAGTGCTGCAAGCATCTTAAGAAAAATCCCGCAAAATTATATGAAAAGGAAACAGGCTTGAAGCCTATATTGGGCATATTGGCTGAAGAAAGCGAGCAGAGAAGAGATCAGTATGTTAAAAAGGGATGTAATATTTATGATGGGGATATGCCACAATCAAGACCAATGATGTTTTGGAAAACAAGCGATATATGGGATTATATTAAAAAGTACAATATCCCATATTCAGATATATACGATAAAGGGGTGAATAGAACAGGATGTATTTTTTGCTTGTTTGGAATTCATATGGAAAATCATCCAAATAGATTTGATAAATTAAAACAATTGCATCCTAAATTGTATGACTATTGTATGGTAAATTAGGGATAAGAGAAGTATTAAAATATATTGGCATTGAACAAGAATAAGGCGCTCTATCCATAACGGTATAGAGCGCTGTTGACCAGGAGTCAATTACGTATTTTGACTCGCTGCGAGAAGGCAAGAGATTTTTTCGGCGAATTGAATATCTGTCAGCCCGCAATGTAGTTTTCTGGCCTCGTTGTTTTTGACAGCTATCCTTTTTTCGGGATTTTTTATTATCCAATCTGTCCGATGTTTCATCGATTCAAAAAGATATAGAGCCCCTGCTGTTGATAGTCTTTTTGTATGGGGATTTGGCTCCCCTGCTTTTGTTTCTGGTGTGTCTTGAAATTCAAAACCTAGATATTTCTTCATTTTTGACCTCCTGAGTCAATAATTTATATTAATATATTAACACAAGACAGGAGAAATGTCAAGTAAAATATAAAATAATTTTAAAAAAAACAAAAATAAAAATAATGAGGAGGATTATAACAATGTATTTAAAAGTATACTTGTTCTGGAGATGGATATCGTTTTATATAGTTTTTTCGCACCAGTGTTATTAATATTATAGGAATCATTATTAAGAGCGGCTTGGCATGATTTTTATAAAAATAAATGTATAATTATGTATAATTACAAGTTAAATTCTAGCGAATTCGCTTGATATTTGTATAAATATACATTATATTTCATATTATGAGCAAGAATACTAATCCTACGGGGAGAGGCGGCTTTGGTGATAATAAGCATCATCAAAATAAGGGCGGAAGACCGAAACGAGGTATGTCATTAACAGACTTGTTGCGAAAAGAGCTGAAGAAGCGGGATATTATGATCAAGAAAATAGACCCGAAAACAGGTGAAGAGGTCAAGAAGAAAATATCGGGTGCAGAAGCCGTTGCCAGGCAATTACGGGATATGGCAATAAAAGAAAAATACTGGCCTGCGATTAAATATGTATATGAACGTATAGATGGGCGGCCGGTTGAGCAGATAATAGCTAATACTGAACTAACCCTAAAAGACTATACGATTATCCCTGCCGATCCTTATGACCCGAGTAAAGATGTTGATTTACATCCCGAGCTATTAAGCAACAACACAGAAGAGGACTAAAAAATATTATTCGGCTACTTGACAATATATATAATATCTGATATTATATATATCCATGGTGGAAGGGTTAATAATGACAGATATCAAAAGCTTTTGTTATAAGGGCTGCCGTTAAATCCTTGCCTTCCATCCTTAACGGGGCCCTTTTATTTTATAGAAGGAGAAGTATATGGGATTTATTATATATAGAAAGATAATAAAATTCAAATTATTTGATATTTCAAAAATAAAACTAGTAAGAAATAATGTTAATTTGGACGTGGAGAAATAAGGGGGTATTATGTTTATTTTAAAGCTTGTATTTTTGTTTTTTGCGGTTTGGTTTACAATTATAAATATAGGACGTGTGCTACTTAAAGAACGTGTGCCGGGTAGTAATTTACTAATTCAGGCAATAGGGATAACTGGGTTTATTGTTTTTCAATGGTTAATTTGAGAGGTAAAGAGTTATAGGAGAATAATATGGTGAAAAGGCTTTTTGTTTTAATTGGTAATGGGGATGATATCTATATGATATCTGAATCAGAAACAAAATGTATAGAAGCGGCAATAAAATATTGGGAGACAAACAGAAGGGATATGTCTATATTCAATTATTTGTATACTTTTGATGTTGTTGAATATTATATTGATACAAAATATGAAGATGAAAAGATAAATAAGATTTTATATGGGCTCTATGAGCCAGATCAATATGAAGATTTGCTTGAAGATTCTAACAAAAAGGATTTAATAGTCACAGATAAATATATCAGGATTAATTATTAAGGAGATAAGGTAAATGGATGACGGAGTATATAATCAAGCTTCGATTATGATTGGTAGCCATGATATTTCTTCAGGATATAGCCAAGATAAAGGTGATAATAAAGATTCAGAAGATATTGAAAAGACAATAGATAATGATTTGATTGATAAATTTAAATATATTCGTGCTGCATTAAATAACAATTCATTAACAGCCATAGAATGTATGGAATATATAAACGAAGGTGAGATTGATTCTGTAAAGTTAAATCTGGCAATGAGAGAAATATTTGGAACAGATATTCCTTTAACAGAGAACATCTTAAAAATAAGAGGGTTAATGGAATTAGAAAAACAAATACTTTCTAAAAAAGCACTTGTTGAAAAAGAACAAATAGAGTTAGCTTTATTATGTGCTCAATATGCAGCCATATTTTCACAGCCAATTATGTCAAAACAAGAATTGCAAACAGGTGGGGTAATCCCGGTTGATAATGCATATATGGTCATTAATAATAAAATTAAATTAAATAATAAAGGTTTTGGACTATCCGATCAAGAGAATGCAGAAATGGGTAGATAGTTTATGAACAGGGTACGTTTTTGGAAAACACAAGAAGAAATAGAACAAGATAAAACTGATTATGTAATTAAGACATCAGAAGAATATAATGAGTTAGTACAAAAAATTAGACATAACAAAAATTGGCAAGAACCATTTATAAAATTATGTAGACATTATTATGAAAAGAATCCATCCGGTGGTAATTTACATATTGTTTTAGATGATGGGAATTTAGAGAATCATAACATAGATTATTGTGCTGGGTTAGCATTTGGTTGTCAAGATCATGAGGCGTTAGACATTGCAGAATTGATGCAATGGATGAACAAGAAACAAAGAAAGGTAGTTTATGAAAACATATAATACTATTTTAACATTATTTACATCAAATTTTTATAAATGGCTAAATGATAAAGGTATTACATGTACTATAGGTAGGGATAAATGGTTTTTTGTATATGAATTTATAAAACCATATAATAGGGTTTATAGTGGTTAATACAAGGAGAATGGTATGTTATTTTATTCAGTTTTCAGTATTATAACTTTTATATTATTTACTGGATGCCTAATATTAGAAATAATATTTAATAATTATAATATACAAGTAATTTTAACGATATTTGCTATTATATTTTTCGGATTCTTTATGTATTTTTTCTGTAATGTATTGTATTTACAATATACAATTATATATGCAGTTGGATAATTATTTTAAACGGAGGAATTTATGGGATTTTTATTGATTTCTTTATGCATGATTATAGCAGGAATTATTTTAGCTATAAAATTGGATTCTGAAATAGGTGCTGGCTGTTTAGTTGTATTTGGCGCTATAGCGTTGATTTTATCTATTGGGTTCTGGATATTTACTCCGGTTGGTGAAAAGCAATGGATAACAGCTTATAATCAGAATACATTATATCTCGAATTAATTTATAACAATGAGAACATAACCGAAACCGAAAGGCTAAATGCTATAAAAATTATTATCGATACAAATAATAAAATTATAAATACCGAGAAATTAAAAAATAATTTTATGATTGGTATATTTCAGTATAGAAAAATAATCGAGTTTAGGCAGCTTGATACAGCTATGATAAAACCGGTCAAAAATAATATTGAGATAGAAAAGGATAAATAATATAATGGCGTTTATAGTGTAATGGTAGCACGGTTGACTGTGAATCAACAAGATAGGGTTCGATACCCGTTAACGCCCGATATTTTGTTTTAAGATGGCATAGTGTAGTGTTTATCACTATAGATTGTCAATCTATAGCGGGAAAAGTGTAAAGTAGTACACATGTGATAAATTGCTTGATTATTGAAAAGGAGGCATTGTATGTATTGTGGCCTATAGTTTCTATTCTTTTTATTTTTTGGTATATAATGTCAAAAAAATAAGGGAAATGGGAAAAAATAAAAATGCTTTCTGTTTCTGTTTCTAGTTTTAACAAATTAAACCAAAGAAGGATTACAGAGAGGATTAAAAAAATGATTAAAATCAATAAGCTTAAAAAATGTTTAAGAAGTATAATAATTTGTATTTTTGTGGTTTTTATAATTTTTTGTGAATATAAGTTATTTGATTGTAAAAAATTTACTAGGGCTTATTGTGGGAAAGTAATTCATTCATTTGTTTCAACTGGAAGAAGGTCAAGTACTTGTTTAGCAACTGTTGCTTTTGATGAAGGCGGAGTGGAAGAATTAAATACAGGGCATTATTTATATAATATAGGAGATAGGTTTTGTGGTCAATTAAGCTGGGATTGGTTTTTAGGATTATCTGGCACAGCATATGCTTATGTGCCGACTGAATATAACTTTATTTTCCCTATTGTGGCCGGATTATGCAATATTCTTATTGGATTTGTGATTATAGCGGCTATAATATTTGGAATATATAAAATATTTACTTAAAAGGTGGTTGTATGTGGTATTTTATATTTCTAATCATATTATGGCTATTCGCTTTAACAATAGGCTTGTTTATAAATCAAATTAGAAGGTTTGTAAAAACTATTATTCATAAATTAAAATCTATTAAAAAAGAGCAGGATAGTTGTTTTGTATTGCAGCAAGGTAGAGTTACTGGAAAAACTAATTTCAAAAATATAAAACCTGGTCAAGCACTTTATTATTATGAAAAATCTAAAAAAGGATGGATTATATGAACAATGAATTAACCCAAGTATCATCAGATGAATATATTATGCTGAATGATAAGGGATTATTACTTACTGAGGTTGTTATAAATACTTACAAGATTTATAATGCTGTCGATAGTATTTATGCTCTTTATGGATGTGTGTTTTATAAAATAATTTAGAGGAAGAGTTTAATCATAAGGAATAGAAGTATGTTAATTGGCGATAATAGACTTTAGGAATATATACAAGGTCATCAATCCTGTATTTAGACAATATCTTGTAGATTTTAGACCGTATCAATTATATTTTGGCGGTGGCGGTTCTGGCAAATCTCATTTTATAGCACAGAAAATAATTTATAATTTTTACACACTTCCTGGGTATAATGGGATTGCTCTGCGTAAAGTAGCGGCTGCTAACCATGATTCTACATTTGCGGAGTTATGCAAAGTACTCATAGAATGGGGCTTTGACGAGAATATCGTAAAAATAAATCATAGTATCGGCAGTGAAAGAATTATAAATCTTGTAAATGGTAATGAGATATTATTCAAGGGGATGAAGGATAAGCGGGAAAGAGAAAAGATAAAATCTGTAACATTTTCTAATGGTGACTGCGTATGGTTATGGCCTGAAGAAATAACAGAATTTGTTGAAGATGATTTTAACCAAATGGACATTCGGTTAAGGGGTCAGGGGACAATTCCTAAACACACTATGCTTTCAACAAATCCAATTGACGAGGCGTCCTGGGTTAAGACAAGATTTATAGATAATCCGTATAAACCAGCTATGGGCTTTGCCATGAAAACTACTCACCTGGATAATAAATATCTTACAAAAGCAGATCATAATAAATTTGAAAGTTATAAAGATATTGATTCTTATTGGTATCAGGTGTATACTCTTGGTAATTGGGGAAGTATTAACAATGCAAAAGTATTTTTCAATATTGAAGTACATGATTTTGATATACCGGATTATAATTTTCAGAATTTGCGGAATGGGCTTGACTTCGGCTTTGTTCACGCCCAGGCTTTAGTCAGGAACGGATATATGGAGAATGAGTTATATATATATAAGGAATATTACAAGAAGGGCATGGACAACATAGATTTTGCGCAATGGGTTAGTGATGATGGGTTTCCTAAGGATTTTTGGATAACGGCAGATAGCGAAGACCCGATGAAAATTGGCCAATGGCGTGCGCTTGATTTCAAGGTAAAAGGGGCGGTTAAAGGGAAGGATTCTGTAATACATGGTGTTGATTATTTGCGCAGGCTTCCTAAAATCCATATCCATCAGACATTAGCACCGAATGCAGCTAGAGAATTCCCAAGGTTTAAGAGGCGGCAATTGCTTGATGGAACTATTTGCGAAAAAGAATTTGTAGAACTTGATGATGATACTATCGCGGCAACTAGATATTCACAAGAGGAATTTATTAGAGGGAGAGGTGATGGACTGCCAACAGTGGCAACCGTTAAGGGAGTAAGATAATGAGTTCAGAGATTATGAGTTTAAAAGCACAAGCTAAAGTACAGATAATCAGTTATGAAGATCATTTAAAATATTTTCGTGAGCAGTTATCTAAAGAAGCGGGGCGTATTATAAAACGACCTAAAGTGATACAAGCAATGCAACGTAAAATTCAGGCGGTAGAAGGTGGCAGGGATGTTCTTAGTACATATATAACAGACCTTGAACGCACAGAAAAGCTTGTTGATAAAAATAATTATATAACATATTCTGCACAGGTCGTAACCGCGTATGATATGTATATGGGAAAGACTGATAACGGTGCAGAGATATTTGGTGCTGTTACAGATTCAAGGGTAGCTTGTATCGGCGGTGAAGGAATAAATTTCCAATCAGATAATAAAGCAAAGGAAAAGTGGATTAAGAATTTCCTGAAGATGAATAAACTCCAGGGCTCTAATCTATTAGCTTTTCTATTAACTGGAGAACTAGAAGGCAAGAATTTACTTATACTTAATCCTATAAAAGTAAAGAATACGGGAGTAATAAC